AGGTCATCAATCCGTAATTTCAGATGATTGGTTGTTTTCGCTGTTGACCGAACTTGAATCGTGTCGTTGTTTGCTAATGCTTTGTTGCGAGCCATTGATTTTTCCTAATACGTGAGCTTTGTGGATTTTACAACTGACTCATCCATTATAAAAATGTTCATGTAGTAAAGCATGGCGATTAAATATTTCCCATGTTTCCCAATATGAGCAAGCGCTTCGGGTCTTACATAAATGCAGAATTTCTCTTGTGTATTTGTCCTCCCCGTTTAACTTAACTTCTTCTTGCAATTCGGTGTTAGAACCCCAATAAGTTTGCCAATCGGAAGAAACACGAGATTTCTTCTTTTTACCTTTTACTTGATTGGTTTTTGATTTTGTAAAGAACTTTTTGCCGATATATTTTCGGCCTGTTCCTAGGTGTGTGATGAGATATACAAAACCAAAATGGTCTTGTATATCTTCTTCTTTGAATTGTTCTGCTGTATTATAATAAAACCACATTAATAATCATCATCCTGTTCCAGTTCATCTTCCATTATATATGTGGAACAGAACGGACAGTATTGAGGATTATCATCACACTTTAATTCATCAAACTCTATTTTAAACTTAGAATCACAATCAGAACAATGGTGTCTTAGTATTTTCATTCTTGTGTATTAGCGCCACACTTTGCACGCTTTGCCTTTGTTAAAGCGCCGTAGTCAATTGGCCATTCTGCACCAACTGGTAATTCTTTTGCACCTTTTGGAAATGCAAACTTAACAGCTGCGATGCCTTCAATATTGGCTACACCAAGGCGGAACTTGGTAAGGTCATTACCTAGATTAGGGTATGGTTCAGTATGAGGAAACATCCAACCTGCAACTTCGTTGGTGTTATAATTGACTACAATTTTATAGTAACCATGAGGCACAACTACACCGTTACCAATTTTCTTATTAGTAGCGCCATATATACCACCCACGTATACCGTGTATGGTTGGTTGAGTTGGACAGCCCAACCTCTCACATTCGTTTCTAATAACTTCCAAATTCCACGATTTAGTGAGCCTGCTTGAGGCGCCATGTTTGTCATTAAAAAAGATTCGTATTCAACCTGTTGTGACCATGATTGGTCTCCGTCTGGTGACATATGACCTTTATCGTAACCTGTGCCTGCATAATCATCAGGTCGTGGGCCATTAGGCGTTAACTCATCCTTTACAAATGCATTGGTTCTAGGCCAGCAACCTAATGCAGATTGTGGTGTAATGGTGTATGTTACATATCTTGGCAATTTGGCTGATGAATCATAACCAACAAAATATCCTTCACGGCAAATAGGATACATTGGCGGGTTTGTTACAGGAAAACCAAATGGTGCATGGGGAATACATTGTGCCTGTGCTTGATTAGGTCTCTGTGTCCATGCGTGTGCGTTTACTTGATATAGAACAAAACTCCATATCAACACATTAATAGCAATTAAAAATCTTTTCATTATCATTCCAAAAAAAATACTACTTAATTATAAATTAGTTTTTCGGCCAATTTGATGTTGACAACAATTCTGAGAGTTCTGCTACACTAGTAACATTTGCAATAGCATCAGTAATGCGAGTACCTTCTGCAATAACAGCGGCACGATATGCGGTTTCTTCATCGGTAATAGAATTATCTGTCACTTTAGGATCGGTTGGTTCTAACAGACTACTAACCGTTAAATTGATTTGGTTTATGAAATTTGTTTTGAGGCCTTTGGCAACCAAGCGAACATTGGAATCAACCATGGCAGGCTGACCATCAACTTCACCTAATACTTTAACCCATAATGGATTACCATCTTGGTCAGCTTCTTCACGGTCATTTAAATCTTTATCTGTTGTTGAATATGAACCATCAACATTTTCTTGAACCCAATAGAATCTATCATCAGGTCTTGCATAATCTTCAACCACTTGAATGCCTAACTCAGCCATTTGTTCTGCGGTGAGTTCATTGAACCAATCAGCAGAATAGGATGTACCATTATGCTCAAAAGGATTACATATTGTTATTTTTTTGTTATTTAATAAAAACATTATTGTTTTCCTTAACGTGCATTAGCGTATTTAAAAGGAGTTTCTGCAAATGCGGCATAGATATAATTTTTATCATTATCAATTTCAATAGAATATCCACTTGGATATCTTACTTTAAATCCATTGCTTAAAATATCAATTCTAGGAGGATTTGCAAATGGAGAACTGCTTTCTGAGTTGGATTTGTCAGCATATAAAAAATGGTCAGAAGTATCATTATATGTCTGTCTAACCGCATCAAAAATAACCCAACGACTTGCATCTTCATATCCACTTTGTTGAAATAGACACTTAATTATTACATATCTAGGTCTAAATCCAGTATAGATAAAAGGACCATCACTTGTGCTATTACCAAGATATGTACCAAATGATGAATAACCTGGTACTTCAGCAAAACAATATGCTACTTTTGTATAGCCGCTGTCCCAAGAACCTTGACTAAACACAGTTGATGTTGGTGCAGTATTGTTCCAAAAACCACTATTCGTTTGTGTTCCTGTTGTTGTTTGCAGTGGAATACCGTAATTCCAAGGTGAACTACCACCGTTTAAATATTGATGTCCAACTGTCCATTGGTCGCTAACATTCCGACCTTTCATAATAATCATAGCTGGTGCAGAATTTAATCCATGACCTACTGTTCCTGTTGTGGATGTATAAGTGACTATACTAAAACCGGCCGTTGGATTAGCACGAACATTTGATGTGATTGTTCCATTGGTATTTGTTGCATTTGATGTAGCGCCTCTCCATTGCCATGCTACATATGTTGTTCCGTTTTCATTAATACCTTGACCAGAATTTACACCTAATGTAAATCCATTTGTATTAAATGATGTCATAATACCATCATTACTTTCGCCATCATTTAAATTAGAAAATAATCTGGTACCTGCACCACGAATATCATCTTCTAATGTGTTATAATAAGAAGCACTTCTTGCTTTATACCAAATTAAACTTGGTTGAAATCCACCAGCATTTGTAACAGATTGTCCTGTGCCATTGCCAGTATAAGTTGTTGCATCAAAATACTTATTAGGTAATGTAGCAGCCGTAGCACCAATTGTTGGTGTTGGTAAATTGTAAGTGTTGAGTGCTACATATCCCGATGGTGGAGAATAAACCCAAGGTTGTTGGCCAAAGTTTACTGAAGCAGTTGTAGAACTAGAACCACTACCATGCAAAACTTGAAAAAGATATTCAAAACCAGAAGTTAAACTATACCCAGCCGTTGTTGGATTTCCTGTGCCTTGCCAAGTGTTATTTTTATGCCACCAAATTTTTGCAGGAGACTGTGTTGTATCTACTGCACAACCAATTACATCTCCACTGGCATAACTTGAAAATCCTGAAGTTTGGCTATTACCTTCAATTTTGTATTCGCCATTAGCAAAATAGGTAGCACACTTTGATGTATCATAATCTCCCAATGGATGAGCATTGGATCGTTTAACTCCTACACCACCGTTACTATTATTATCTTGAATTGTGGTTTCAAAATAATATTTACCACTTATGAGTGGAATTGTCGAACAACTTGTTCTGCCACTAGAAGAATTACGAGTTAAATTACCATTAATTAAAACTGCACTTGGAATAAGGTTATTAAATGTTGCGTAGTTCGCCGCCGTTGCACTTGTCAATGTTGGTACATCATTCATTGAATCGTATGTAGTACCAGCAGTTAAGCTAATGCCATTTGGTGTCCAGTTGTTACCGTTACCACTTGAATCGCTTACCAATGTACTTGTGCTGGTAGTATTTGTAAATGGTAAATAGAATCCGTTGGTACCATATGAACCTGTGTATTGCTTAGGTTGCCATGTACCAAAGATAGCATTAGTTGCACCGAATGAGGATGGGGTTAATTGCTGGCCATCAACAAAATTGACTTCAGCCATGTAGCCATCAAAATAACTAGAACTTGTATAACTACGAGCACCAATTACATGAGCAACATTATTGTTCATGTGAGTATTTAAATTTTGACTAGGTGTAGTAGATGTATTCCAAGAAGTTATTTGACTACCATTTACATAAATTTTTACTCTATTTGTTGAAGTTGCTTGTGTAGTATCTACTGCAACAACAACATGATACCAAGCTGCGGGGTCACGAAATACTTGATTAGAAAAATAATTAAGTGTAACTGATGTATCTATTGAAGAAAAACTTAAATTATTAAATTGAGATGAGCCATTATATACAAATTCTAATTGAGTGCGAGCTGCATCTTCAGCGCCAGCCATAAAAATTGTTTCATCTATTAATGCTCCAGGCTTTATCCAACCTGACCATGTCCAAGTTGTTCTGTTACTTGCACTAGCAGGAGTTCTAGTAAGCTTTGCTGAGGCACTATTTCTAAACCTTAAAGATTTAGTCAATCCATAATAGTTTGCTTTGCCGTATAAGTCAGACATGGCAATTACGCCACTAGAGATTGAAGCTAATGTTCTTACAGCGGCATCATTCAGAGAAATGGTTGCTGTTGCGGATAATCCTAATTCTGTGTTGACGGCGGAAAATGATATTGCGCCTGAAGCTGGTAGTGTCATTTAAAGTCTTTTTTAAGTAGTAGAAACTTCTGAATAAAATCTTTCATTTATCTTGATGGTTGATTTTACTTCTTCTGCTTCCATAAATTTTTGAAGTTGGTGAATATCTGCTTCTCTTGCCTCTAAAATACTGATTAATACTTCAGACAAATACTCTGTAAATTCTTTATCTTCTTTTAATCTCACATTCTCAAATTTAGTTGGTTTTTCATATAAAGTGAAATCAAAAGTTAATTTCTTTTTTTTACTCTTTAATTTCATATCAAAATGACCAAATTCTAAAATAACCCCTTGGTATTCACCTGTGAGAATTTTAACTCTGGTGTAATACGGGTTTAAATCTGAGTATTCATATATATAATCTATTTCATTCTTCATAATGTCTTATTTAGGTATTTAGTTATTTCAGTTATTAAAATAGCCTTCTGGTTCTGTTCCTGGCTTTCTAAAAATCGTGTTGGTTCCATTGGTATATCGTTTTCTGCCCTTTATAGACTCACTTTTCTTCTTTAAATTTTCTTCTGATGGTTTTACACCAAGTTGTCTATTTCTACATTTTTCTTTAAATTCAACAGTATGTTTGTGTCCAGTCAAAGATTTTGAGATTTTATCTGCTATTTCTTTTGGTCTTTTTCTTCCAGTTTGTTTTTTAGAACTGGATTCATAAGCTTCTTTAGAATTTGGTTTTCTAGTAGGATTTTTTGCTCTTGATTTTTTAAAGGATTCTATTACTTCTGGTCTTGTCATAGGATTTTCATTACCACACATAGGCGCAATTGATATATTATTCGTTTTATTCATAAAATCAGTCCTGTGAATAACATCCAATCGTTTTAACACTCTATTTTCCCACGCCCTTGCTTTTTCTGCACCATCAAATATTTTTCTTATTTCAAAAATAAATGAATCTTTACCATATTTTTTTATTTTTTCTTTCACCAATTTACTTGAAGTTTCATATTTGATCCAAAAATCGGATGGTTGGCAACCTTTTTCATATTTAACTCCATAATAAAATGTGTTATCAATCAAACATTTAAGTAGATATGTATAAGGTCTTGTGTTAGGCTCTTCCC